TCGCAAACCCAAAGAAGATGAGTCTTGGAAAAAAACAGCTAAGGCTGCTCAAGATGAAGATGAATCTTGGAAAAAGACAGCTAGAACCGCTCAAGATGCCGCTACCAAAGAAACTTTTTTGGAACCTATTAGGCGTAACAAAGCTGAAAATACCGACACTTCTGATATGTCGATGAAAAAAGGTGGCAAAGTCAGTAAGTTTGCCGCTGGTGGGTTTGTTCGCGCTGCTGATGGTTGTGCCCAACGTGGCAAGACCAAAGGAATGATGAGGTAACTATGAGAGCTAGCCGAGGTATGGGGGATATTAACCCCGACAAGATGCCGGGGGCCAAACGGACCAAACGTCGGGATAGTACTGACTTTGAGATGTTTGCCGAAGGCGGCTCGGTTAGCCCAGCGTGGCAGCGTAAGGAAGGCAAGTCTGAAGCGGGTGGTTTGAACGCTGCTGGACGCGCCTCTTACAATAGAGCCAATCCGGGTAAGCCTGGGCTGAAAGCCCCACAGCCAGAAGGTGGTCCCCGTAAGAAGTCATTCTGTGCTCGGATGTCAGGTATGAAAAAGAAACTGACTAGCTCAAAGACAGCGAATGACCCGGATAGCCGCATTAACAAAAGCCTTCGGGCGTGGAAGTGCTAAATGGCAACCAAAGCAAAATCTGCGTGGGAAGATTTTAGTTCAAGCAACCCGTACTATTTGCGGTCTGCTCTGAACATAAACCCTGTTACGGGGGGGCTTGCTAGACTGGCTGATGCGTACACCAAGTACGATAACGGGTATACCCGAGGCGCATTGCTTGGGCTGGCCCCTGGTGGCGGTACTGTAGACAAGGCTCTTAAGGGGGATTTAGCAGGGGCGGCAAAAGATGCTGTGTTATCCCAACTCCCATCTGCCGTTGGTAAGGCATACAACTATGCCATGAACGACAAGCAAGACCCCGATACCGTTCCAGTCGAAGACAGGTCTACATACTCCCCCGAAGCGCAGGCTGAACGCGCAGCGATGGACAATGCAGCGGGTGAGGCAGCGTATTACGGTGGTGGTGGTGGTGGTGGTGGTGGTGGTAAAACTCAAGATGATGAGTTTGCATCTGTAAATGTGATGAAGCGCGGCGGCAAAGTAAAAGCTTATGCCAAAGGTGGTGCAATCTCTAAGAAGCCTGTAAAAAGCACTAGGGGTCGCGGCGATGGTATCGCTCAGCGCGGCCACACAAAGGGTAGAATCATCTAATGGCAACATCAGGCACCCAAGTATTCAACCTAGACCTTAGCGAGATCGTTGAGGAGGCGTTTGAGCGTTGCGGTGCGGAACTGCGTACTGGCTATGACCTTCGTACTGCTCGTAGGAGCCTTAACCTACTGTTTGCTGACTGGGCTAATCGTGGTATCAATCTGTGGACTGTTGACCAAGGGTCTATCACTCTTGTTCCGGGCACAGCGACGTATGACCTACCAATCTATACCGTCGATCTCTTGGAGCATGTTATCCGCACCGGAGCAGGTAACGCTTCCACGCAGGCAGATTTAAACATCACGCGCATCAGTGTTTCTACCTATGCGACGATCCCCAACAAGCTGACCCAGGCTAGGCCGATTCAGGTCTACATTGATCGTTTGTCCCCCACACCAACGATCACCGTCTGGCCTGTGCCCGACAACTCCCAGACGTACACGTTCGTGTACTGGCGGCTGCGCCGGATTGAGGATGCTGGTAACGGTGTGAACACAATGGATGTACCGTTCAGGTTCCTGCCGTGTATGATTGCAGGGTTGGCTGCGTACCTCTCGTTGAAAGTCCCCGGTGGGCTAGAGCGCAATCAGATGTTGCAAGCACAGTATGATGCTGCATGGGAATTAGCGGCGGGTGAAGATCGTGAGAAAGCTGCGGTTCGGTTCGTACCTCGGCAGCAGTTCATTAGCTGATCATGGGCAATAGGTTCACTGAAGGCAAACGGGCGATATCGGAGTGTGACCGATGCGGATTCCGTTTCAAGCTTAAGAACCTAAAAGAGCTTGTAATTAAGACCAAAAACGTTAACATCCTAGTCTGTCCTGAGTGCTGGGAACAAGACCACCCGCAGCTTCTTCTTGGAATGTATCCGGTCGATGACCCCCAAGCTCTTCGTAACCCTCGTCCTGACCGTAGCTATGTTACTTCTGGGTTACTTGTTACGGGTTATTTGGGTGAAGGTAGTAGAGCTATTTATTGGGGTTGGAACCCGGTTGGTGGGTCTAGTTTGTTCACTGCGGAGCTAACCCCTAACCCTCTCGTTGCCGTTGGATCAATCGGCACTGTCACTGTAAGCATAACGTAAGGAACTAAGATGAAATCAGATACGGCTATGGATAAGTCCATGATCAAAAAGGCGTTTAAGCAGCATGACGCTCAAGAGCACAAGGGCGGTAAGGGTACGTCTTTGAAGCTCAAGAAGGGTGGCCCGACTACCGACGACCGCATGAAGTTTGGCCGCAACATGTCCCGCGCCAAGAACCAAGGAGACTAATCATGGTTACAAAGGCTACAAACTTCCCCGCGAAACAAAAAGTTCCAGGGTATAAACAAGTTGAAGCGGACAACGGTCAAACTATTGTGAAGCCGTCTACGTTTTTGCAACGTGAAGCTGCCATTAATGTCTTCAATGAGAAGGGCACTGTCAAGCACAGCACTCCCGTGACCATTGGTGAACTTAAAGAACCTAAGACGACCGGCATCAAGATGCGTGGGTCTGGCGCTGCTACTCGTGGATTTATGTCCCGTGGGCCAATGGCGTAAAACATGAACTACGCCGATTTGAAAACCGCAGTAGAAGACTATTGCGAGAATACTTTTACTGCTACTGACTTCGCCACTATGACGGAGTTGGCTGAGCAAAAGATTTACAACTCGGTGCAGTTGCCCTCCTTGCGCAAGAACGTACAGGGGGTTTTAACAGCTAGCTTCCAGTATCTTGCTGCTCCTACAGACTTCCTGTCGGTCTTTAGTCTTGCTGTAGTTGATGGTACAGGCGCGTACACATACCTTCTCAACAAGGATGTCAACTTCATCCGGGAAGCGTACCCCATTCCTACAGAGACAGGTACACCCAAGTACTACGCTGTATTTGGGCCGGATAGCGCAACCCTTACAGAACTTACTTTTATACTTGGGCCTACGCCCAGTGCTGGCCTGACGGCAGAGCTTCATTACTTCTACTATCCTGTCTCCATTGTGACAGCGAGCACTTCCTGGCTTGGTGACAACTTTGACTCTGCGTTGTTCAATGCGGTGATGGTTGAAGCTATCCGGTTTATGAAAGGTGAACCCGACATTGTTGCGATGTATGATGCTCAATACCAGCAGTCACTTGTACTTCTTAAGAACCTGGGTGACGGTAAGTTGCGTCAGGATGCGTATCGCAGCGGGCAAGTCCGCACTCAAGTTTTGTAAGGAACTATCATGGCTTTTACAGGCAACGCTTTTTGCACTTCAGCCAAGGTTGGTTTTCTGACGGGGACATACACCCCGCTGACCCACACGATGAAGATTGCTTTGTACACCAACACTGCCACGTTGGATGCAACGACTCTTGTTTATACTGCCGCAGCTAACCCCGCTTCACCATCTACTGGGGAAGTTTCTAATTCAGGAACAAACTATACGGCAGGGGGGAACACGCTAACGGGCAACGCCATTAGCTATGCGGGCACAACTGCGTGGATTACCTTCAGTGACTCTTCTTGGGCTAATGTCACCCTTACGGCCCGTGGGGCACTAATTTACGATAGCAGCGCATCAAACGCAGCTATTGCAGTCCTAGACTTTGGAGCAGATAAAACGGCTACGGCGGGTACGTTTACAGTTCAGATGCCCGCCGCCGCTGCATCCACTGCTTTGATCCGTATCGCTTAAGGATACAAAATGGCCGTAACCGTAACTCACCCGTTTGTTAGCGCAATTTCTGATGGTGCGGATGCTACGGTAGTTCGTCCTTCCAACTGGAACGCTTCGCATACCCTCACGGGAACTGTTGATCCAGTTAACGGCGGCACAGGGATTGCCAACAACGCATCAAGCACACTAACCATCACAGGTTCTTATGCTTCTACTTTTGTTGTTGGTGGTGCGTACTCTTACACTTTCCCCAGCGCTACCGACACGCTAGTTAATCTGGGGTCTTCACAGACCTTGACAGCTAAAACGCTGACGACCCCCACGATCTCGGGTTATACAGAGTCAGTGGTTGCTTGTGGCACAGCAGGGGTGGTAGGAGGTTCTTTTACGTTCGTCATCACTGCGGGGACTGTTCTAACAGCTATCCTGACTGCGTCTACTCCCTGTACGTTCACAATGCCAACATCGCCTGTAGCGGGTCAGTCTTTTGTTCTGCGACTTACCAACTCTGCAACGGGCATGACCACAGCTACGTTTACAGGCGTTAAATGGCCCGGTGGCACTGCTCCAACGATTACAGCAACGGCAAGTGCAGTGGACATTATCAGCTTTGTCTACATCGGTACTAGCTGGTACGGTAACGCAGCACAGGCATTTGCGTAATGTTTGCAGCACTTAATCAATTGCTGACCCGAAAACGCGCCGCTACGCCAACTGTTGAATACCTAGTTGTTGCAGGTGGCGGCCCAGGCGGTCAAGCGGGTGGCGGCGGGGGCGGGTATTTAACCGGCACCTTATCTGTTAGCCCAAGTACGCCATATACAGTAACTGTTGGCGCGGGGGGCGTTTTTGCTGGCGGGGCAAATAGAGGCACAAACGGCGGCAACTCTGTTTTTTCATCTATTACTGCAACGGGCGGCGGCGCAGGCGGCGGCAATGATTTTGACGCTGGCGCAAATGGCGGGTCTGGCGGCGGCGGTGCTTATGCAACTGGTGGTGCCGGCACCGGAGTATCAGGGCAAGGATTTGCAGGCGGAACAGGTAATAATGGCGGCGCTACAACGTATAACTCAGGCGGCGGTGGCGGGGCTTCGGGTGTTGGAGGGTCAACAACAACCCCATCCGTAGGTGGAAATGGCGCAAATGGTTTGGCTTCATCTATATCAGGCACATCAACATACTATGCCGGTGGCGGTGGTGGTGGCGCATTTTCAGTTCCTGGGACCAATGGTCTTGGTGGCGGGGCAACAGCAAATAGAGGTGGCGGTTCCGGCACTAATACTAATGGCGGCTCAGGCATTGTAATTATTCGATATGCTGATACATACCCTGCAGCCACAGCAACCACAGGCTCACCAACTATTACCGTTGCCGGGGGCTACCGAGTTTATTCATGGGCTTCTTCTGGAAGCCTAACTTTATAAACGTACTGGTGCGGATTGAATTGAAACCAAAGGCGCTGACATGAACCTACCCCAACTGCCCACAGACAAGGCGAACCATGCGCTGTATGGTGCCGTGATCTTCAACGTCGCCTTCATGGTTTCCCACAGCTTACTTATCTCGTCCATTGTTGTGGCGGCTATTGCTGTTGCCAAGGAAATCAGTGACGCGGTTATCAACTGGCGGGCAACGGGCAAGCTCACGCAGGGACCGCACGGAGTGGAGTTCTTAGACGCCGTTGCAACGTGCTTTGGTGGTATCCTTGCAGCCTTGCCACTAGTGCTCTTACGGACTTAAAACCCAGGGTTTGCCGTGACTATTGCCTTCCAGCAAAGTGCTTTCCAGTTAAATACATTTCAGATAACAACTAACGTTACTGTAGTTGTTACGGGCGTATCTGTCACTGGAAGCATTGGGACGACAAATTCGGGGCCAAATACAATAGTTCTAGTTACAGGGGTATCCGTAACTGGAAGCATTGGGCAAGTTTTGGTTTGGGGTGTAATACCCAACACTCAGACGCCAAACTGGCAACTCATAGTTAATTAGGATTTGAAATGCCTTCAACTTATACATCAAGCCTTAAACTTACCCTTCCCCCTGACGGCGCTACCAATTGGGGAACTGTTGTAAACAGTGGCATTACAACGCTTATTGATGATTCCATTGCGGGTTCAGCTTCTATTGTTCTCCCTGTCGGATCGGCTGATCGCACTTTGACAGACATTGACGGTGTAGATGATGAAGCCCGGAAAATGTTCTTGAAGGTTACAGGGACTCCTAGCGCAACTACCAACATCATCTGCCCAGCGGTTCCTAAACTGTACTTCATCTCCAATGGGACGAGCCCTGGGTTTTCTGTTGTATTGAAAACATCTGCTGGTGCAGGCATCACTGTCCCAAGCGGAGCAAAGATGGTGCTGTTCTGCGACGGCACCAATGTCCTAGATGCGGTAACGCAGATGTCTTCTTTGGCCCTAACCAGCGCTCTTGCTGCTACATCTGGCGGCACAGGGCTAACGGCTGTTGGGACTTCTGGAAACCTCTTAACGTCTAACGGAACAGCTTGGACAAGTGCTGCCCCCGCGTCCTCAGTTGCCGGTTCTACCACACAAGTCCAATACAACAACGCAGGCGTGTTGGCTGGATCAGCCAACCTTACGTTTGACGGAACTAGCCTCACTATTAACGGCATAAAAGCTGGCCGGGGACTTAACGCAGTTGCCACAAACACCGCAATGGGGTCTGGAGCTTTGGCGTCCAGTACAGGATCGGCAGGGTTCTCTACAGCTTTTGGCTATACTGCGCTAACCGCAGCAACTTCTGGTGGTAGTAACACCGCAGTGGGGAATGGCGCTTTACTTAGAGTAAACACAGGGTCTTACAACACTGCAATTGGAGATTCTTCAGGCGGGTACATAACCTCCGGCACTGACAATACTTTTGTTGGAGAGGCTTCCGGGTACTCAATGAGTACCGGAATCAACAATACTGCGGTAGGTTCAAATGCCTTGAACCCTAATATCACTGGAAGTAACAATGTAGCCATTGGTAAAAATGCTAGCTTAAACAGTGGAGATAACAATACTTGTGTGGGTTTCCAAACAGGTGGAAGTACGGGAAGCAATGTAACGTGTTTGGGGTATCTTGCCGCATGTTCTACTTCATCTGTTAGCAACGAGATCACGCTTGGCAATAGCTCTATTGCAACCCTACGTTGCCAAGTTACAAGCATTACGGCGCTGTCTGATGCTCGGGATAAAACCAACATCCAGCCGCTTATCCCAGGTCTAAACTTTATCAACCGACTCAACCCTGTTTCCTTTGATTGGAACATGCGGGACGGCGGGAAAGTTGGAGTTGCTGACACAGGGTTCATCGCTCAAGACCTACAGTCTTGTCAGAGCCTCACGCAGGAGTTCGTTCCGGGGCTTGTTTACGCAGAGAACCCTGACAAGCTTGAGGCTTCTTATGGTAAGCTGATTCCGGTGTTGGTCAAGGCAATTCAAGAGCTTACCGCCCGCGTTGCAGAACTTGAAGGCAAGTAATGACTACTTTTGTTTGGACTGTTAACTCCCTCTCAACACTGCCAATGGTTGACGGGCAGACTGATGTTGTTGTCATTGCCATGTACACGGTGACAGCTTCAGAAACTTCCATTGTAGTGTTTACTTATAACATGCAAAGGTTTACTTATACGGGTAGTGCGTTTACCCCGTTCAATCAGCTAACTGAAGATCAGGTTATTGGGTGGATTCAGTCTGAGCTAACGCCGGTTGGAGTAAGTAATCTTGAGCTAGCCCTTCAAGGGCAAATTAACTCCATTCTAGTCCCCCCCGTAGTACCTCAACCCCAACCGCTGCCTTGGGTTGCGTAAAGGTATACCATGCCGCTCAAGAAGATTGCCTTAAAGTCCGGTGTAAACCGGGAGAACACTCGGTACACCAATGAAGGCGGCTGGTACGACTGCGACAAGATTCGGTTTCGCCAAGGCACACCCGAGAAGATTGGTGGTTGGACTCCAGTTACGAACCTTGGCAATAACTATCTTGGGGTAGCTCGGTCTATGTGGCCTTGGGCAACCAACGATAGTTTTGCCTATCTTGGTGTTGGTACTAATCTGAAGTACTACATCATGGCTGGGGCTAGCTATTACGACATTACCCCACTTAGGGCAACAACCGCTGCCGGTGATGTAACTTTTCAAGCCGCATATAGTACGTTGTCAGCAACGATCAATGCCACAGCCCTTTCCATAACTGTTGTGTCTGGAACAAATTTTGCCGATAGTGGTGACTTGATTGGCGGCATTATTTTAATAGGTTCTGAACAGATTAAATATATTAGTAAGTCTGTTAATACGTTAACTATACCCGCTGATGGTAGAGGGTATAACGGAACAACGGCGGCTTCTCATTCATCTGGGGACGGTGTTGGGTCTTATACGGTTATTGTTTTGGATACAGCGTTTGGTTCTAGCGTCAACGACTTTGTGGGTTTGTCAGGTGCGGTTACCCTTGGCGGTAATATCACCGCTGCTATTTTGAACCAAAACTACCAGATCACTTCTGTCCTTTCTTCGGGCTCGTACACCATCAATGTTTCCGTTGCCGCAACAATTACTGATACGGGGTCGGGTGGCGCATTAACTGTCGGTGCGTATGAAATTCCTGTGGGTTACGCTACAAGCGTGCCCCTCTATGGGTGGGGCGCAGGTACTTGGGGTGGTGGTGGATGGGGCACAGGCTCAACCTCTACAGGCACTATACGCATATGGAATGCGCAGAACTTCGGCCAAGACTTGATTTATGGCCCTAAAGGTGGCCCGCTCTACTACTGGAGTACCACTGGATCACCGCTAAATAACCGTGGGGTTGCCCTGTCTTCGTTAGCTGGAGCATCCGATACCCCTGTGATGCAAAACCTGATGCTTGTCTCGGACACATCTAGGTTTGTGTTTGCTTTTGGTACTAACGACCCGCCGCTCGTTACTCTAGACCCCATGCTTATCCGGTGGTCTGACCAAGAAAGCGCCGTCAACTGGACCCCAGCAGCAACGAATCAAGCGGGTAGCATCAGGCTTTCTCATGGTTCAGCAATTATTGCTGTTGCCCAGACCCGGCAAGAAATTCTTGTTTGGACCGATACGTCCTTGTACTCATTGCAGTACGTTGGGGCACCTATCGTTTGGAGTTCTACCCTCCTCACCGACAACATTACAATTTTGAGTGATCGGGCGTGGGCAACCGCTGCCGGTGTTACTTATTGGATGGGATCGGATAAGTTCTATATGTATGAAGGACGTACTGGAACGCTAAATTGTGATTTGTTGCAGTACATCTTTGACGACTTACCGGGTATCAACAACACACAGAATGCTCAAATTTTTGGTGCAACTTTAGAAAAGTTCAACGAAATTTGGTGGTTTTACTGTTCCGCGTTAACCGATGACGATGATAGCCCAGCTATTGATCGATATGTAGTGTACAACTACGTGGAGAAGGTTTGGTACTACGGTACTATGACCCGAACCGCGTGGATAGACTCAAGTATTATTAGTCACTTCCCCATTGCTGCTGATGATGTAAACAAGAAACTACTGTTCCAAGAAGTTGGGAATGACGACGTTTCAACAGGGACAGCAGTTGCAATCACCTCATACATCACTTCATCTGAGTTTGACTTGGACGACGGGCACAACTTCTCGTTCATCTGGCGTATGCTGCCTGACATCACTTTCCGAAACTCTTCCGCTGCCAACCCTGCGGCGACCATATACCTGCTGCCGCTGTCCAACTCAGGCTCTGGGTACAACAACAACACCTCTACGAACAGCAACCAGTCTGTTCATCACGCTGGCCCGCCTGCAACTAGTTCAGGGCAAAGTTTTGCAACCGTCGCTAGGACGGGGACTTACCCTGTTGAGCAGTTTACGGGTCAGGTTTACACGCGGGTCCGTGGACGGCAGCTATCTATCAAAGTAGAATCGACGGCACTGGGGGTGCAGTGGCAGCTTGGTTCTACTCGCTTGGACATTAGACCAGATGGCCGAAGGTAACTACGCATGAGCATACCTATTGCTTTTGTTGCACCTAACCTGCCTTTTGCGGCGGACGACTATGATCGTGGGTCTGAGGAACGCTTTAGAAATGCTGAGCGGGTTTACTTTGCTCTTCTGGACAACCAGAACCGGGTCATCAACGAGCAGGTTTCTTCTAACCAGACAATGATCTGGCTTAACACCTGGGGCTAGCATGGCAAATTACCAGACCGTCACTGCTGTAAAGCTAGGCCAAGCTGCTATCACGGCTACTATTGCTACGCTTTACACAACCCCTGCGCTGTCCAAGACCTATGTCAAGCAGCTTGACATCTGCAACACCACGGCTGGGGCGCTGACAGTAAACGTTCATCTTGTCCCTGTAAGTGGTTCGGCGAGCACAGCCAACGCTATCTACTACACGTTCTCAGTAGCTGCAAATAGTGTTCTTCAGTGGAAAGGCATCCAGGTTATGAATGCTGGGGAAACCCTACAGGTCAAAGCTTCTTCGACTGGGTTGACTATCACCGCTAGCGGTGGGGAAGCAGTGTAATGGCCGAACCCTCACACGACATTGACCCTGCGGAAGCAGCGGAGATTCAGCGCATTGCCATTGACTACTTCCGGGCTGAGTCTAAGTCGGAAGAAGAAGCAACCAAGTTGATGCAAAGTTTGGCCCACGCGGTAAAAGAGCAGGGTTCCAAACTTGTTCATATTGGCAACGTGTTGTTTCTGGTCATAGTACGTGCTGAGAAAACAGTGGAAATCCACACGATTGGAAATGAAAAAACTCCGCGTGAGCTAGCCAACGACTTCGTTCAGCTTGTGCAGTACTTAAAGAACATTGGCGCAACCACTGCATACACGTACACGGAAGACAACCGATTCTGGCGTTTGGCCCAAATGACCAAGCTCCCAGTAAAGACTTTTAAGTCTAAGGTTAAGGGCAGACCTGTTAATGTCTACGTGATGGAGTTCTGATGCCCGCTGTTCCAATGTTCATCGCCTGGGGTCTTGCCGAAATTGGCGCAACTGCGGCTATTGGTAGTTTTGCAGCAGGACTTGTTGGCGCTACAGTTGGAACAACGATGGCTACCGCCATTGGTTCTGGAATTATTTCGGCGGCAATGACGGCGGCAAAGGGTGGGAGTGTGACCGATGTGCTAAAAAGCGCGGTCATTGGTGGGGTGGCGTCAGGCGTCGGTGCGCAAGTATCTTCTCAAATTGCGGGCGATGTTGCCATGCAAGCTATGGGAAGTTCTGGTATCTCTTCGTCCCTAGCAGTGAGCATGGGGCACGTTGTTGAAAACGCGGTTCAAGGTGGCGTGGTTGGTGGTGTCTCTGCTCTACTCCGAGGGCAAGACCCAATAAAAGCTTTGGTGCAAGGTGCGGTAGTATCCGGGCTATCTACGGTAGCTAGTGAATCAGTCAAAGCTATAACATCAAAAATAAATGGGTTTGACAAACTACCTCAAGTAGCCCAGCGAGCCATAACTTCGGCAGCGACTGCGGGCATCCTCAACAAGGATATGAGTACTGCGGCACTCAACTCTATCGCCGGTAGTATTATGGGGGAGGTAAAAGACTTCACCAAACAAACATTTGCGGGTTCAAAAACTGCGGCAAATAGTGAAGAACCCGCGTTGCAAGCGGTTTATGATGCTGCGTTGAATGCGGGCAATGCCCTCAATGGAAACGTGACTCGACAGCAGGAGATCATTGATGCTGCCCAGACGCTACAAGATAAAGTAAATGGCGGGTACACAGAAGCAAAAGCGGCTGTGGATGAGTACAACACAACTTTAGAAGCCAACAACGCTGCTAAAGCCGCCGTCAATGATGCATGGAACATGGGTGATCCGTGGGAAGCGCAACAAGCTGCTTTTGAGAAAACACAAGCGGCGTTGGATGCCGCCACTTCAAAAGCCCAGACCGCAGTATCAAAATTCAACACCGCTTATACGACAGACGCCGCTACGATGAAGGCGTATGAAGATGAGTTCAAGGGGTTGACTGAGGCTATACCCAATCTTCAAACAACGTTTGAAACTGCTAGAACCGGCCTTACGGATACTACAAAACAGTTTGCTGACACCGAAGCTATCAACGCTGCGGTTGTTCGCGCCACAACTTTTAATGATCCGCTTGTCAAATTCTCCGCTTTAGCCCCACCCGAAACCTCAGAAGAATTTCAGAAGTGGCTTGATCACGGTCTTACGGAATCTGTTTCGGGGGAGCAGAGTGCCCAACTTGCGCTTTTGAAGCCTATCGTTGGGCCTGCTGCTAGGTTGGCACTTACCGAAGCCGAACCGTTTATCGCTAGACAGTTGGGGCAGTTGGCGGCAAACAGTGCGTCCTTCTCTCGTCTTGTAAGTACGCCTGGAGTGCAAGACCTTTTGATGCGTATATCGCCAGCCTTGGCGGCGTATGCGTTGAACATAATCCCCCCTGCAACTGATGACCCCCGTTTCTTGCCTGGGGGTGAGTTTGCTCATGGCGGCGAAGAACCTGCTAGTGGGAATTTAGCCGCTTCGGCCAAAGCCGACTTGACGACCACAATCCAGCATACGATGGATAAGCGGGTTCTTAACAACTCCATAGCCACGTTGAGGTATTCGGGCGCTACAGTTGAAGAAATAAATGCAGACATCCAAGCGGCGGCAAAAGACTTCACCGATGCACAACTAGCAACGCTTCGTAATGCATTGGGCACCATAGGGTTTGTGTTCCCGCCTGGGCAAGTGCCCCCTGAACGTACTGGACTGCCTAAACCTGATGACGCCCCAGAGATTCCAGAAACGCCAGAAACTACTGAAGAACCACTGACTACCGGGAAGCCGCTGACTACCGAAGCTCCGCTGACTACCGACGCTCCGCTAATTACTGAGAAACCTAAGCTTACGCCAAAAGTAACACCTCTGGTGTCGCCTGAGCTTACGCCTGAACTGACACCTGAGCTTACGCCTGAACTGACACCTGAGCTTACGCCTGAGCTTACGCCTGAGCTTACGCCTGAGCTTACGCCTGAGCTTACGCCTGAGCTTACGCCTGAACTGACACCTGAGCTTACGCCTGAGCTTACGCCAGAACTCACACCCGCGCTTACGCCAGAACTCACACCCGCGCTTACGCCAGAACTCACACCCGCGCTTACGCCAGAACTCACGCCAGAACTCACGCCAGAACTCACGCCCAAGGTAACGGTAAGAGTACTACCGCAAGTAACACCTGAGCTTACGCCTTTGGTAACGCCTTTGGTAACGCCTTTGGTAACGCCCAAGGTAACGCCCAAGGTAACGCCTGAAACGACGCTTGCCGTCACGCCCAAGGTAACGCCTGAAACGACGCTTGCCGTCACGCCCAAGGTAACGCCTGAAACGACGCTTGCCGTCACGCCCAAGGTAACGCCTGAAACAACGCTTGCCGTCACGCCCAAGGTAACGCCTGAAACGACGCTTGCCGTCACGCCCAAGGTAACGCCTGAAACGACGCTTGCCGTCACGCCCAAGGTAACGCCTGAAACGACGCTTGCGCTTACGCCTAAAGTTTCAGTGTCGGTAAGACCTGAAATTGTAGTTACTCTTGGGCCTACAGTAACTCTGCCTACGACGACTCTTGGGCCTGCAACGACTCTTGGGCCTGCAACGACTCTTGAACCAACGACGACTCTTGCACCAACGACGACTCTTGCACCAACGACGACTCTTGGGCCTACTCCTACCCCTACAACGACTCTTGGGCCTACTCCTACCCCTACAACGACTCTCAAGGTAACGCTCAAACCGGGGACTCCGACGCCTTCGCCTATATCTGTTCAACAACGGCAGAACATACTGGATGCGTTGCAACAAAGTCAACGAGTGGATGTGAAGAGTCCAGAACTTGCTAAGATTGGGCCTGCATATGACTGGGCAAGTATCTTCAGGGATGCACAGCAAGCCAAAGGCTACATAAATCCTTACGCGCCCTACGCGGAAGGCGGCTCGGTCGAAGACCTAATGAAAATTGTAAGGAAGAAATAGCATGACTACCCATACCGAAGTTTTTGACGACGGCAGCACTCTTACCATTGACGACGATGACGGAGGGGCGGGCGGTCAAATTATTGGTTTTACCAATTCTACTGATGGTAGCGGCAGTGACAGCACAGCGCGGTCCATATCAAATATGGCCGGTCAATTTGGCGATAAAGTTTTCAACGCTATCAAAAACAAGTTTGTAGACGCCAAAACTGGGGATGTAAACTGGGGGCTACTTGCTAGTTTGGGTGGCGGGCTTGCTGGGCTTCTAGGATTTGGCAACAGTCCGTCCCAACCTGTCGGGTATACAAAGCCCGTCCCAGAGCAAACGATGGTTCGACAAGAAGTGCCGGGAACTTACAACCCCGCCCGAGTGCCGGGTAGCGGGGGGCAGCAATACTTCACCGAACCGCAGTTCGTGACAAAAACGGGGACAACCCCAGAAGCTATAGCGGCAGATGCGGAAACACTTGCTGCTGCAAAAACTGCGGCAGGAACTCAAGCAACGGGGTTGGCCGCACTCAACACTGCTAACCCAGCGCAACGTGCTAACACTGGCATTACATACGCCCCACTTGCCCCGCCAAAGACAGCGCCGACTGTAACCTCAGCGCCAAAAAATGCGTCTGATGTAATAAACACTCTGCCTGTTCCAAAGTATGATGTGAGAGGCAATGTGATCCCTAGCGGTGTTGTGTCACCTGATAAGCAAACAACCCCTATCACTCGCGCTGCCCACGGTGGGTTGATGGGGTTGAAGAAAGGTACGTATCTTCAGGGGGACACAGACGGTATGGCAGACAAGATTCCGGCTAGAATCGGTGAACACCAAGAAGCACGGTTAAGTCATGGTGAGTTTGTCATCCCTGCTGATGTGGTTGGGCACTTAGGTAACGGCAATTCCGACGCGGGTGCGCAACGTCTGTACGCGATGATGGACAAGATTCGCAAAGCCCGCACTGGCAATCCTAAACAGGGGAAGCAAATCAACCCCGATAAATTTCTTCCTGCTTAAGGACACACATCATGGTCACCGCTGTAAATGATCCGCTTGTTGGCGCACAGACTGGTTCTGAATCATCACTGTCTAACTGGGCAGGGCCGTATGTCACGGGCATGTTGGCAAAAGGGCAAGCTGCGTCTAACGCCCCGTACCAAGCCTACAAAGGTCCGCTAACTGCTGGAACATCCGGGCTACAGAACCAAGCGTTTCAAGGTATTGCAGGTTTGACTGTGCCAACAGATCAAATGGGAGCGTTTACTCCCGGCACGTTTAACGCCGCCGCTGCCCAACAGTACATGAACCCGTACTTGCAAGCATCGCTTGACCCGCAGATTGCAGAAGCTCGCCGACAGTCCCAAATTACCCAAATGGGTAACGCTGCTCAAGCTACTAAAGCTGGTGCGTTTGGTGGCAGTCGCGGTGCGCTTATGGACACCGAGACTCAACGTAACCTTGGGACCAACCTTGCCGGTATCACCGGGGCGGGGTACAACGCCGCGTTTAACAATGCCCAGCAGCAGTTCAACACTGAGCAAGGAATGGGGTTGAATGCGCAAAACCAAAATAACCAATACGGTCTTGGTGCCCTACAGAAACAAGCCGATCTTGGCGCAATTCAACGCGGCATTGAGTCTGAAGGTGTAGCCGCAGACAAGACGCAGTTTGAAGAACAACGTGACTACCCACTAAAAGCCGCGCAGTACCAGCAGTCATTGTTGCAGGGTCTGCCCCTCGCTACGCAGAACTACAGCTACCAGCAACCCAGTGCCTTGAGTAATGCGCTTGGTGGAGCGGGTGGGGCTACGACGCTGTTCAACTTGTTATTCGGTACGCCTGCTGTCACCCAAGCCCCTGGTGTCACCCAAGCCCCCGCTGCTACTACTAAGCCTTAAGGAGATCAAAAATGATCGGTAACCCTGGTATTGATAGTCAAGTTGCGCAGCGGGTAAATGCATACCAGGGGAACCCCCAAGGTCTGATGCAGCAGTACTCCAAGACGCAGCAGCTTGTTGACCTGTTGGCGCTTCAGCAATTGAAGACGCAGAAAGAAGATGCTGCCAAACAGAAGATGTTGCAGATGGCGCAGGCCCAAGGCCAGCCGGGGACGATTGCCGAACAGCGCGAGAAAGAAGTCCTTGAGTTGACCAAAGGCGAACTGTCTGAGAAAGCTACCGGTGTTGCAGGTATCTTGGCAAAAGCCCAGCAAGATAAAGCCGCTGCCGCTAACGCCCCTGCCCCTGGTTCTCCTCCCGCTCCCGGCGCTCCTCCCGGCGCTGCCGCTGGGCTCCCAACTCTGCCGTCAAACGCCGCCATGCCTGCATTTGCGCAGGGGGGGATTATTGCTTTTAAAGCAGGCGACCCTGTAGTAGACCCAACAGAACTAGCTGGGCAAAAAGTAGACGCTGCACGTAAAGCACTTGCGGAAGCTAAAGCTCGTTTGGGTGGGAGTATAAAAAGATCAACTGACCCCGCAGGAGCTAAAGCAGCGCAAGAAGCTGTGGATGCAGCACAAGCGGCAAGCGACGCCGCGATGCAGGAATACCAAGCTACTATTTCACCTGCAATGAAATCCCCCGCGATGAACGTTAATTTTAGGGCGCAGATGAAAGACGCCGCCGCTGCTGTTGAACCGCCTTCTGCTCCTCCAGTCGATACATCAACTCTACAAGGAGCCGGGGGAGCCGGGATAACTTCCGTTGCTCCCGCCGCTGCCGCACTTCTCCCCGTCGCTCCTCGCCCCAAACCCCCCGTCGCCGCTGCGCCTCCTCCCGCGCCGCCACCCCCCGCCGCAGCGGGACTTCCTACAGTCACCGCCCAACCTGACCCATTGACTGTAGCGGCAGAAAACGCGGCTATGAGTGGGATTGCATCTGATCCAATGGCGCAACGTAAAGCCGCACAAGCAGAAGCATTTGGTTTTACCAAACGCACCCCAGAAGAAGAAGCTGGGTATAAAAACTTAAACGAAAAGCAAGCAGCTTTTGACGCAGCTAGGTTTGGCCCAGGAACCAATTGGGAGAAGATCGCCGCTGCTTTAGCTGGTGGCGCTGGGCACAGTACTCTTGGCCTTACTGGCGCAGGGGTTGCTACTGCGGGTCTGGGTGCGTTGGCTAAGGAACGTGAAGATCGAAACGCTGCGCTAAAATCTGATTTTGAACGCATGGACAAGTACAACACCGGCTCACAAGCAATCAGACAGAAAGCTGTTGAGTCTGGTGGCGCAGCCGAAACTGCTGCAAATCAACGGCAAGGTTATGCGATGCAGGCTGCTACCGCTATAGCAGACACTAGAGCGCGGACTGCGGCTTCTATGGCAGAAACTGTGGAGCGAAGCAAGAACCATCTGGAAGGTATAAATATTTCTACCGCTTCCGCTGAAAAAATTGCAAAGCTGCACTACGGGGTCTTGGCAGAAAATGCTAAAGCTGCGCAAGAAAATACCATCGTCAGTCGGGCTGGCTCGTTGCTCAACAACGTGAACATAGCACACGATAGGGCGCTAAAGATTGTTGCGGACGACTACAAAGCCACGGGTGCTAAAGAAGAGCAAGCACTTGGATTCTATAAACCGGACTCCCCTGAGTACAAGCAAGCGATGGCCCGGATAGGGGTTGCTAAAGCGGAACGAAAAGCCGCTGAACTCAAACTTGACCAAGACTATGCGCCAGAACGCGCACGTTTAACTGCTATTCTTAGTGGCGGCGGCAGTTCCGCTCCTGATACAGGTGGTATAAAGGTTGTTGGACAAAGACCCGCACGTTAACAGATCATACCCCCATGCCTATCTATACTCTTCGTGACGATGCTGGTGCGGAATACGACATCGAGGCTCCAGATGGAACCCCGGAACGTAATCTTATTGCTGCGGTGCAGCAACACAAAACACGGGCACAGACCCAAGCAAGTCAAGATCAAGTAGCTAGAGCAAAGCAAGCCTTAGAAGAAGCTAACAAACCAGCCCCGGAGACGGGGTTCCTTGCTTCGGCCAAGCGTGGGTATTACCAGACTAAGGGGCTGCTAGGCGATGTGCTGCCCGCTATGGTGGCACGGGGTGTCGGTGCGGATGAGTATGCGGACAAGCAGTTTAAGGAGTACGCCGACACGCAGAAGATGATTGGGGAGCGGTTCCCCCAAGAGGTGCCCTCGTACAAGGACATCAAAGGCGTAGGTGATGCGTTCACATACGTTAAAGAATCAATCGGGGAAAACCTCGCATCCATAATTCCGTCTCTGTTTACAGGCGGGATTTCTGCCATTGCTGGACGCGGTGCTGTCGCTGCCGCCACTACCGCTGCGGAACAATATGCTGCCAAAACAATGGCTCAGGCTGCTGCCAAAAACGTCCTCACCCAAGAGACTCTTGAGGGAATTAAGAAGGGTGCGTTGGATGTTGGTATGCGCGAGGCGCAGAAAATTGCGCTTAAATATCAGGCTACGGGCGCTGTAGCTGGCTCGGCATTGCAGAACATCCCCGATGTGTATCAGGGGGTGAAGGAAGCAACAGGTAAAGAAAGCCTGGGCACTGCGCTTGCATTCGGTGGGTTCAACTCCCTGCTTG